TGGCAGTTTAGATCCTCGGATTACGCGGACTCCACTCCGCCTATGAGTTTCTTCCAGCCCAACTCTAACGCGCAGGAACTGATGAGCGTTTTTGACCGCTTTATGGCGATCTCAGACGAAGTTTCTGGTATTCCTAAGTACATGACCGGACAACACGTTCCGGGTGCTGGGCGTACCTCTTCGGGCCTGTCCATGCTTATGTCTAACGCTGGTAAGAGCATCAAACAGGTTATCAGTAATATCGACCATGATGTTATGAAACCGATGCTTGAGCGCCAGTATCAACGAAACCTTCGCTACAGCGACGACCCGGATTTAATTGGTGATGTACAAATTGTTGCAACGGGTGCGATGTCACTTGTGGTTAAAGAAGCTGAAGCTGTCCGCAAAACTGACTTCCTCCGTCTTGTGTTGGAAAGTCCGGTGGCACAGCAGATTGTTGGCCTACCGGGTACAGCTGAACTACTCAGGGATGTCGCGGGTAATCTTAACACCAATATTGATAGGCTCGTACCTTCTCGAGAAGATGTTCAGAAGCAGCAAGACCTAGCACAGCAGCAGCAGCAGCAAATGATGATGCAAGAGCAGCAGCAAGCCCAACAGATGCAAGAAGATGGCACTCCGATGGGTGGGCGGCAAGACAATACCATGAGCCCACGCCCTAATGGTCAATAACACCTACACGTGTTGACACGTTAACAGATTAGATATAGTTTACACGCATGATCGACTTGAATCTTTGTGACCAGAAGCACGTTAAAGCACTTCTGAGGCTTAAAGAAACAGGCGATGCGGCTCTGGTTGGTCTTTTTGAGGCTGAAGCAGAGTTAGCCAAAGCTCGCCTAGTGAGCGCAACCGACATGGTAAATGTCCACCGGTTGCAGGGTAGGGCGGAGGCATTTGAAGATTTATTGAGGGCGATGGAGGAGTCGGCCAAAGTAGTAAACCGCTCGTAAGAGCAAACGAAGCAAACCATCACGGGACCAGCACACCTAGGGCGCTGTAACAGAGTTGATGCTTTCAGGAGAACAATATGGCGTTGCCAAAACAGGTACAGGCCCAGCTTGCAGAAGTTGAAGCTTACGAAAAAGCGTTAGAAGCCCAGCAAAACCCGGATCAGGATGCGCTGGATACGGAAACGGAAGTAGTTGCAGAGACAGAAGAAGCACCAGTACCTAAAGAAGCAAAGCCAGCTGACACGCCACTGACGGACGTAGAGGACGACTTTAAGCAAAAGTACAGCACCCTTCGGGGCAAGTACGATGCAGAAGTTCCACGATTGCACCAACAAGTGCGAGATTTAAGCGGGGAACTCGAGCAGATCCGAAAGGATTTAAGCGCACCTAAAGTTGAGCCGACACCGCCGAAAGAGAAAGTCAGTTTAGTGACCGACGCAGATCGAGCCGAATTTGGTGAAGAACTGCTGGACGTTCAACGTCGTGTGGCAACAGAGGTCTCTCAAGAGTACGAGGGCCGTCTCGAGAAACAGGACGCGGTTATCCAAGCTTTGCAGGATAAAATTGCAAACACTGGAAACCAAGTTGGAGAGATGGATTTTAACCAGCGCCTACGGAATTTGGTGCCTGATTTTTCCAGTGTCGACAATGATGAACGTTGGGTAGCGTGGCTAAACGAGCATGACCCCATGCTTAGAGGCCCACGCAGAGTTCAAGCGCAGCAGGCATTTGACGCAGGTGACGCCGACGCAATCGCCCACTACGTGGGTTTGTGGAAAGCAACATTCGCCTCGCCAAGTGAACCAGTTAAGCCGCCTAACCAAGCCGAACTCGAAAAGCAGGTTGCGCCAAACCGTTCTGCTAACTCCGTTAGTACGAAGAGTGTTGGCCAAAATTCTAAGACGTATTCTACTCGAGAAGTAGATGCTGCTTGGACCAAGGTTCGCACTTTGAATACCAACGGTCAGTACGAGGCGGCTGAGAAACTTGAAGCTGAACTAACTGTTGCGTACATGGAAGGTCGCGTTAAAACCTAAGGTTTCACGTGTTAACATGTAAACAGCAGTTGCGTATAAAACCAACACTAAGGAGGCCAATATGGCTGCTGTATTCCCCGTCGTAGGCGGACAACCATTCGCTACGGACCCCTCGTACTCAGGTACGTTTATCCCAACACTCTGGTCGAACAAGCTAAATGCTAAGTTCTATTCCAGCACAATGATGACTGAAATTGCTAACACCTCTTGGGAAGGCGAAATCAAAAATCAGGGCGATACCATTCGTATCCGCACTGCACCATCAATCACCATCAACAACTACGCTGGTGCCGGTACTACCCTTACTTCTGAAGTCCCAGTGCCTATCACTCAGGACATGCAGATCAACAAAGGCAAGTACTTCAGCGTACAAGTCAACGACATCTTAGCTCACCAAGCTGACATGGACCTGATGAATATGTTCACTGACGACGCTGCCAAGCAGTTGAAAATCCAAATTGAGAACGACGTGTTCTTTGACTGGTTTGTAACTACTGGTGCTGCCGCTGCTAACAAAGGCGCAACTGCTGGTGTATCCGCAGGTTCCTACAATCTCGGAACTGACGTTGCTCCAATTGTTGAAACAACTCCGGCTAACATCCTCAACGCTATCCTTGCTATGTCTTCCGCTCTCGACGAGCAGAACGTACCAGAAGATGGCCGCTGGTTGATTATTAGCCCCTTTGAGCGTCAGTTGCTTATGCAAACAGACATTGCTCAAGCCTACTTTACTGGTGACTCTTCCAGCATCGTTCGCACAGGCAAGATTGGCATGTTGGATCGCTTCGACGTGTATGTATCAAACCTTCTTCCAAAAGGCGCAGCTGCCAAAGCACTGGTCCCAGGCCTGTCAGCAGTTTCTGGTGGTGCTAGCGTATCTAACGCTAAGAAGCGTCGCATGATGGTAGCTGGTACTAAAGCAGCTTGTTCCTTCGCCTCTCAGATCACTAAGACTGAGCCTCTGCGTAACCAGACTGACTTCGGCGATATCATTCGCGGTCTCTCAGTATTCGGTAACACAGTAACGAAGAACACTGCTCTCGTAACTGCTCTAGTTGGAACAGCCTAGTAGCTAATGTCGGAGGGGGTTCGCCCCCTCCTTCTTCCACAGGAGAAGCGTTATGGCGACCATCAAGGTTACAGAAGTATTATCACGGGTAGAGGCCATTTTGCAGGACTCTAACGTACGCTGGCCCCGCCTCGAACTCCAGAAATGGTTGAACGAGTCTTACTTGAGTATTGTACTGCTTCGTCCCGACGCAAATGCTAAATGTGCTACATTCACTTGCGCAGCTGGCACCAAGCAGTCTCTGATAGCTTCCAGCGGCGGCTTCCCTACAGCCTTGAAGCTTTTAGACATCACTAGAAACGTTTTAGCCGCCTCTGACAGAAAAGTGGTCCGTGTTGTTGCACGAAGCGTCCTCGACGACCAACGACCAAGCTGGCACACCGAGACGCAGACTAACAACATACAGCACTACACGTATGACCCTCGCGCCCCTAAAGAATTTTATGTGTATCCGCCAGCCGCAGCAACTGCTGAGCTTGAGCTGATTTACACTGACACTCCGGGTTCTCACACCCTATCCGCATCTGCGCTCGATCCTGCTGGGTCTAACACAGAAGTTATTAAACTAGACGACATCTACCTTAGTCCTATCACTGATTGGATTTTATACCGCGCGTACTCAAAGGACGCAGAGTATGGAGCCAATGAGCAACGTGCTGCGGCCGCGTTTCAAGTGTTTAACGCTGCTGTGGGCACTAAAACTCAGGTGGACGCTGCGGCTTCACCATCAACAGGGAGCTCGTAAATGGCTACTGTACTGTGGAGCAAATTCTACCCGTATATACAACCGTATCTACCGGGGTGCCCTGAGATTGTTATGGAGTCCCATCTACAAGAGGCTACGGCTAAGTTTTTAGAGCGCAGCGAAATCTGGCGGTTCGAGATCGAAAAAGACTTCGCGGTTAAGAACGTAGCAGACTACCCCATCTACATACCGTCCTCAGAGGCTGTCTTAGAAAATATCTATGAGATTGTCGTAAACGGAAGACAGATGAGTCGTGTCACAGATAAGCACCTAGACAGCACTAGGTTTGGTCCTAACGGTTGCCCTGCCTACTACGCAATCTACCAAGATACGTCGCTCCGGTTTTATCCGACACCAGATGAAAAATACACTTACACGGGCTGGGGTGTTCTAAAAACAAAGCTTAGCGC